ATTCCGGCGTTTTCATTTCTGCCGGAATATATTTGTATGTCACGCTGTCATATAAGCTAATCATCTTCCAACCCGCCGAACACAAATTCGACTTTACTTTCTTGCGCGACGGATGTTTCCTGAACTACCTGGAAGGATGGGGATTCAATCACAACACGTTTTCCACCGGCCGCCCTGACAAACTCGATCAGAACATCCGGATTTATGTCACGGCCAATCCCAGAACGCTGATATAGAATATATTCGTCTTTTGCGTCCTCGATCGCGGCCTTTATCGTATCAAGGTTATTCATATGGCGTCGGCTGATATAGTACGTCGCTTTCAGATTGTATTCCACAACATCAGGAGCGGAAACCGTACTGTTATCAGTCAGCGGAACAACTGGATTTTCAAGAAGATATTCCTTCACTTTTTCGCAGAAAGCGGTGGACGGTAATTCGCCGCCCTTCAGGAGAACGCGCACATCAACAACAGCTTCTGCAGGCTCATAGATTTTCACGTCTTCAATTGCCGCACTGTTATACTGGCGAACCCAATACTCATATGCATCAGCGGGGCCGGCCGTTGAAAATGACGACGGTGCAAGGAAAATTCGTTCCCTGAATTCATCGTCTGTTTCCTCACCGGCCCCGCCTTCCGTCTTCGTGATATTTTCAACGGCGGACACGTACGGTATCGGATCAACAATTATGTCAAGCTGCCCTTCTATGTAACCGTTTCCGATTTCACCCTGTGTTTCGCATGTGCAGGCAATATCGACCGATTTTGTGCCAACTGGAATTTCAGCGTAATTATCCGTTGCAAAATAAATTCCGTCGGCGGTGCCTGCTGTTATCCTTGTTCCGGCCGGAATATATACCAGACCGGGCCGGACTTCTTCCAGATGGAACCTTGCGATTGTGACCGCACTTTTCGGTTCATTCAGAAACGTTTTCTTCATAGCCCCCAAGTGTTTCAGGAAATCGCCGCGGGAATATTTCAAAAGGTTCATTTTAGCGGCGAAATCCAGCCTTTCATAAAGCTGATAAAACTTTCCAGCATATATGTTTATAAGGATCGTATCCTTGTCAGTAGGCCGGAGCGTAATTTCCTTTTTTGTAATTTCTTCATATTTCTGTTCGTAATCTGTAATCATTTCATTGATAATAGAATCAACAGTTATTCCTTCAATAAAAGAAATGTCAGGGACGTCATAAAGCTGCTGAATATCAATCGTCGCCATGATAAACGATCACCACCTTTGGAATTAATTTTCCGAATTTATCTTCAATGAAATCAATGGAATCTACTGAAACGCGTGGTTCATATGCTTCAATCAGATCAATCGCCGCGACGGTAAATTGTGCGCGTGATTCAAAGGATTCAAGGTCTATCAGGCTCTCAGGAAGACCTATCGCGCGGTTCATCGGAATAGTACCCTGTAATACCGTAAATAAAAAGGAGATCCGGGAAATTAATTCTTCCCGAAGCTCCCGCTCATAAATTGAATTTACTATGATATCAATTCCTTCAATTTTCAAACCATCACCGCCTTACTTGTACTCTTTGAGGGAAACATCAATCAGCACACCTACAAGTTCACCGTTGTTCCATACATGTTTGTAATGCGTACCTAATTTTGTAATGACAAAATTCCCGCTTCCGATTTTGTGTGTTCCGATTACAAGTTTTCTGACTTCTCCCTTTTGGCATGCGTTCACTAATTTATACATCATGTCCCAGGGGCTTACACCGTGCCATGCAACGATTTTCATTTTGAATGTTACTTCCTGATTTTCCGGCCGGTTAAATTCCAGGCGCGATTTTTTTCCGATCCTTTCATGTTCGGAATAATTTGCTCCAGCCGTCCGTTCAAAATCATGAAAAGTCAGAATCTTCTCATCACTTGTTTCAAAAATAATGTCGCCAAGATAGCCAATCATTTAACCGTCCCTTTCTATCGCGGATAGTATCCATCAACAGTAAGATTCCCACCGACATGAAGGCTTCCCTGGATCGAAAGTGATCCGCCGACCGTAAAATGTTTTGTGGCAACATCATACTGAAGGAAGCCGCCTCCCTTGAAATCTTTCCGCCAGATTCCTTTTTTTCCGTTCACTGGCCTGTTTCCGTCGTGGTATACTTTTCCCAGAATAAGCCCACGTGTTGTGTCCTGCGGTGTCAAAACGATCACCTGATCGTCAATATCAGGCATATCGTATTCATCCGAAAGAAACGGAAGCTCCGGCGATACGGAATCTTCACATTCTTTGTAAATGACGGTTGCAGTTCCCTTTTTGTAATCAATCGTTGAAATATAGCCGATTCTAACCGGCTCAACCCTTGCCATAATGAAGCCCCCTTATCCTGGAATTGTCAGGACGGTTCCTGGATATAGCCAGTGTCCATTTCCTGACGATGATTTTCCATGCTTTCTCGCCGCTGATTCTATGGCTGATTTGTTCTTGTTGTATATCTTCGTATAGTTCGTTCCAGTACCCAGGAGCTTGGAGGAAATCCCCCACAATGTATCGTCAGAAACGGTTGTATACTTCCGTCCAGTATTCTTAGTTGTTTTCTTTACCTTTGCCGCCTTTGGCTGACTGGCAACCTTGACGCCGGGAACAGTCGCAACCTTGTGAGCCGTTATATCACATTTGTAGCCGGATGACGGGGATTTCGAATGTTTCACAGTATCAAGATAATAATTTCCGCTTAATTTCCCAAGCCCTGTTAATTCCACAACACAAGAAGCAATATATTTTGTATCGCCCATGACCTTAAATGCAACCGTCTGACATTTTCTGTTATATTCAAGCAGCTTCGATTTCGCCTTGATCTCCGCGTCCTGTAAGCTTTCCGCTTTTTCCGTGATTTTCAGAATGCGGGAACCTTTTGAAACCTTATATTTATACTTATAGGTTTTATTCTTCTTTGAATCACTGTAACTGATCTGAACGCCGTCATACATCTTTGTCAGGCTTTTGACCGCACTCCAGGATTCCATTTCTGACCGGTCAATCTTGCACTTTGCTTTCTTTTTTTCATAATCTGTCTGATCGAAAACAACCAGCTTTGAATTGTAAAGCTTCATTGCAAGATTGTATTTTTTGCATAATTCAAAAGCGAATGCCATGTCCGTTTGCGCGGATTGTTCAAGCTCGGATATTGAATAATTCTCGCCGGAATAATACAGTTTGATCCCAGCTTTCTTTGCAATCTCCGAAAGAATCCCCTTCGTTGTTGTCTTCTTCCAGGTCTTGCTTTTTTCCGTACAGTTAAAATCAACAACGATCGGCGTTGATATACCGCCAATCGAAGCTGTGGAAGGCGGGCCGGAAAATGTCAGATCGTCCAGGAAGAACTTTCCGCAATTCAGTTTCCGATTGTCGCCCTCCTTTTTCCAGTCTGATATTTTGATCGTAATGGTGACATAATCACCCTGAACTGGAATCCATGAGCCGATCCATGTTCTACCGCGATCAGACAATTTGATCGTTACCGTGTCCGCCGATCCGCTGGCATTGTCAGTGTAATCGAACGACAATATATAGTTATTGATCTTTTTCGTTACATTTTTTCCGTTGTAGTTGACAACAATTTCCGCCCGTCTTGCTAACATGGTTTAATCTCTCCATTCCGGAAGGTCTGAATCGTCTTCTTCCGGGAGTTCTGGTATGTATACCGGAACCCCAGCGGAGAAAACATAGATATCAAGTAGATCCGGATTGTTACGCATAAGCAGGCCGATTTTTTTATCGTCACCATAAAACCGATAGGCGATTGAATCCCACATATCCCCCTGAACAGTGATATATATGCGTTTCTCGTCCATGTATTATCCCCCTCCTATGCGAACGCCGTTCGGCCCTTCTGCCGCATGTATTCATCAAACATACGGTTAAATTCCTCTTGTGACATAGACAAAGCTTCTTCGACGTCTTTACGGCTTGCATTGCCCTGAATTGTCACATTCGGCGCATAAACAAATTTTGCGTTGTTGCTCGCCGAAGAATTTGACTGATTATTGTTGATCGTTTCATTGTTTGTAACCTGGTCGTACACTTCCCGCGCCTGTGAACCCATCCCGGCCGCACTGGACTGCATTTGAAGGAATGCCAGGACATTTTGCAATTCCTTGTATATTTGTCCCTGTACCTCGTTTGGGATCATCTGGTTATTGCCCGCGCCGGAAAGCGCACTGTTTAATTGTGCCCAAAACGGATCAAGCGGAAGGATCGCTTCCGGGCCAGCTTCTCCACCTACCATGCCAAACATTGTCGGATCATTCATAATGCCGCCGTGTGCATAGTAGGAAATGGAAAAATTCGGTACACTGACCGAAGCCCCGCCCGCACCTGCTGTTGTATATGACACATCGACGTGCGGAAGCCGCGGACGCGGAATAGTAATTGTCATTCCCTCAAACGCCGATCTAACCGCTGACGCTGTACTTCTGGCCATGCTGACGGCATAAGAATGAACGCCGCTCCAGGCACTTGCGAATATGCCGCGGAAAGAATTCCAAACGGACGTAAGCGCTGATTGTGCTGCACGCCATAGTGCGATCGCTTGCGAGGTTGTCTGCGTTGTATTGGAAATAACGGCCGTTTTTAATCTCACAAATGCCGTCGTTCCTGCCGTACGAATTATTGGCATATTCTCGTTGATACTTGCCGATAATTCAGAGAACTCGTTCATCGACACAACACGGATTTCTGTCGCCTGTTCGCGAATCTGCGAAGCCATTTCCGAAAAGACTGTAGACGCGGTTTCCTGCATACTTGCCAGTTCTGTTGTAACCTTTGAAGACATACCG